CTTCCTGAGGCCTTACAGAGCGATGTTACGCCTTTTGTAGACCCTCCACAGTGTATGCCAGATGAGTGCAAGCGTGATGACGCTGTGCTAGGCTATCAGGTGTACTACAACTACAAAGCAGACGATTGGGACGCACGAGGCATCCCGATGCGCTGGTACGGCAGGGAGGCAGTGTGATATACTGGATACTGGCGGCAGTTGTTATTTTAATTGTTTCAGAGATTTTGATAGGTGATTGATATGTATGCACTTTTAGCAGGATTTATTACATTGGTGACTGCTCCGCTATGGATACCAGTAGCCATTTATATTGCTCTGTCGCATGATTGGACGGACACAGTACCGAAACAGGAGGACCTATAAATGTTTGAACACAACGAACCAGATTTATCACAGGAGCAGATGATACAAGACCTGACAGAGTACGAGCTAGGGTTTATCGACTTTGCAACGGTGGTTGCCATTGCACGTACGTCGATACGTGAGAAATACAGCGGCATGAGTTACAATGAATTGTGCAGGGCGTTTGGTCAAATCTTTGGACCGGAGGACAACGGATGAGATGCAAGGCGTGTGACGTTATCTTAGATGACGTAGAGACAGCAAAGAAAGATGCTAACGGAGTACACTACGATTTGTGTACAGAATGTCTGACAGTATCCATAGCTACCCACTGGGAGCTAGAGAATATGGAGTCAATACCTAATGACGGTAATATGTCACAGGAAGATGTGTTGCAATTACAGGAAAACTATGATAACATCTTAAGTAGTATTAAGGATTACTAAAGATATAAACTAAAGGATATATACTAATGAATAATACTATAGGAGGACATAAGACTACTAAAGTTAGGCGCTGGAATCCTGTAGCCAAACACGATCACAACAAGGGAGGTGAACACAAGGACAGGAAAAAGGATGCCAAAAAGTACCAAGCACGTAAGAAAGGGTTGACTCACGGCCCAGAACGTGAGATACTATAGGTGTTCCCTAGGGGACTCTTTTTAACAAACGAGGATTATCTCATTATGTCAAGTCAAGTTATCGAAGGTATGGTAAACTTCAGCAACGTAACCAAGCACGATGTGTACAACGGTCAGGATACCGGCACGTTCAGTATGACAATTACCATGTCAGAGGATGATGCTGCAACACTGGCTTCACAGGGCGTCAAGATTAAAGACTACGAAGGCAACAAGCAACGTAAGTTTAAGTCTAAGTACGCCATCGGTATGTACGATGCTGAAGGCAACTCATATACAGGCGAGGTTCCGTACAACTCCCGTGTGCGGCTGAAGTACAAGACAGGTCCAGCACACCCTGTCCACGGTACTCCTGTGTATCTGGAGGCTGTGAAAGTGCTAGAGGAGGCAGAGGTATCAGCAGAGGTAGCTGACTTCTGATGGACTCTAAATTCCTACACCACGAGGAGTGTCCCAAGTGCGGTAGTAGGAACAATGTGGCGGTGTACTCTAACGGTGGCCGCCACTGTTTTTCTGCCGACTGTGACTATCACGTAAACGGTGAAACAGGAGAGGAAACTGAGGTGACAACACCTAGTAACCTAAACATGGGTGGAGTAGTAGCTGAGATACCAGAGCGTCGTCTGTCTGCCAAGACCACTAGGCACTATCAGGTCACGGTAGAGTACGACGCTAACGGTAAGATCGCTAGGCACTACTACCCGTACTACGATGTAGACACAGGCGAGATAGCTGCCGCCAAGTCTCGCGTGGTCAAGACCAAGGACTTCCTATCGTCGGGCACCATGTCCAACGTAGGTCTGTTTGGTCAGAAGCAATGCCGTGGTAGAGGTAAGTTTGTCACGGTCACTGAGGGTGAGCTAGATGCCATGTCTGTCTACGAGATGTTCGGACAGAAGTACGATGTGGTGTCACTGAGGTCAGGAGCATCTAGCGCCTCTAAAGAGATCAAAGCACAGCTGGAGTGGCTTGAGGGCTACGATAACGTGGTACTTTGCTTTGACCAAGACAAGGCTGGAGAGTTAGCTGTAGAGCAGATCAAAGACCTCTTTAGTCCTAACAAGCTGAAGATATGTAAGCTACCCCTAAAGGATGCCAGTGAAATGCTGATGGCTAACAGGGTGCAAGAGTTTACACAGGCGTGGTGGGACGCAAAGGTGTACAGACCAGACGGTATCATCGCTGGTGCTGACACATGGGAGGCTTTGGTAAACAAGCGGCAGGTGCAGAGCATACCGTACCCGTGGGATGGACTAAATGAAATCACAAGAGGACACAGGCCGTTTGAGCTTGTCACTATCACCAGCGGTAGTGGTATGGGAAAGTCCCAGTTTATCAGAGAGCTTGAGTACGATTTGCTCCAACGCACAGACGCCAACATTGGTGTACTTGCACTGGAGGAAGATGTCGCAACGACAGCTTTGGGAATTATGTCGGTGGCATCATCTAGGCGACTACACTTGGAGGAGGACACGCCTGTTGATGAGCTTAGACCTCATTGGGAAGAAACGATGGGGTCTGGACGTTATTACCTGTTCGACCACTGGGGATCAACGTCAGCCGACGAGCTTCTTTCAAGAGTACGGCACATGGCAAAGGCCTGCGACTGCCGATATATCATCCTCGACCACCTGTCCATCGTGGTTTCTTCTCAAGAGAACGGGGACGAACGGAAAGCTATAGATGAGATTATGACCAAGCTACGCACACTGGTGGCAGAGACAGGGATCACGTTGTTCCTAGTGTCGCACCTGCGTAGATCATCTGGCACTGCACACGAGGACGGAGGACGCATCAGCCTTCAGGATCTCAGGGGTAGCCAGAGTATTGCTCAACTCTCCGATATAGTTATAGGCATGGAGCGTGACCAGCAGCATCAGGACGACGACATACGGAATACGACCACAGTACGTATCCTAAAGAATCGCTACTCTGGTGAAACTGGACCCGCTTGCTGGCTACGGTACGACAAGTTTACAGGACGTATCCACGAGTGCGCTAACCCTAATCCACCGGAGACAGAGTTTTGAGAACCGTAATCCCTACCGATGAACAAAAGAAACTTGCCCACAGACTAGCAAAACAAATGGGAAGCATACGTAACAGCATAACACGAGGAGAAGGCAACGCTGCAGGATTTTTAGGGGAAATTGTAGTTTCTGATTTGTTGGGAATAGACAGGGAGGCCACAAAAGACTACGACATGGTGCTTACTGATGGTAGAACAATAGATGTTAAAACAAAACGAACTACAGTAATTCCTAAAAAGTATTACGATTGTAGTATAGCCTCCACGTCTACGCACCAGAACTGTGATTATTATGTCTTCACAAGATGTATGAAAGATGGTACAATATACATACTAGGAGACTGCGGTAAAGACGATTATTTTAACAGGGCTAGATTTTTAAAAAAGGGAGAACAAGACGGAGACAACGGCTACATTGTTAAAGCCGACTGTTATAACTTACCTATTTCAGAGCTAACAAATGAACTTAGTCTTTTGTGACATAGAAACAGACGGGCTGGACCCTAGTGTTATCTGGTGTGCAGTCTGCCAACACAACGGAGAAGCGGAGGTAATCTGCAATGAAAAAGACTTCAAAGCGTATGTATCGCGTAAAGCACCGGCTCAGTTCATATTCCACAACGGAATTGGCTTTGATGTTCCTGTGGTCGAGCGTCTTTGGAATTTTACTTTTGACCGGAGCATGGTCCTTGACACTCTAGTACTGTCACGCTTGGCAGACCCTAGTAGGTCTGGTGGACACTCTCTGCGTAACTGGGGCAACATCTTAGGCTTTGCAAAGGGCGACCACGAGGACTGGTCACAGCTGACGCCACAGATGATCGACTACTGCATACGTGACGTAGAGTTGACAGAGGCGGTGTACAGCAGACTACGTGTGGAGCTAGACGGGTTTTCCAAAGAGTCACAGGACCTAGAGCATCAGGTACAGTGGATCATACAGGGACAGGAGCGCAACGGGTGGTTACTGGATCAACGGCTGTGTCACACACTGTGCGCTAGGTTCAAGGAGCGTATGTATGAAATCGAGGAAGAACTCCAGAGGGTGTTCCCGCCGATTGTTGAGGAAAGGTGGTCTGAGAAAACAGGCAAGCGCCTTAAGGATAAAGTCACGGTGTTCAACCCCGGTTCCCGTCAACAGGTGGCTGAACGACTTGAAGCTAAAGGTGCGGTATGGTCGGAACTCACGCCATCCGGTAGGCCGCAGGTGGATGAGAAAACGCTTGAGGAAAACAAACACATACCGGAGGCTGTTCTCGTACTTGAGTACCTACTCTTGCAAAAGCGATACGCACAGGTATCCTCTTGGATAGAACACGTACAGGACGACGGTAGGGTACACGGGAGGGTTACAACAAACGGTGCTATCACAGGACGCATGACGCACCAGAATCCCAACATGGCACAGGTTCCATC